GGATCGGTAGTCGGGTCCGCGGTGAAGCGCGCCCGATGCAGTTCGTAGCGAGGAGGGTCTGACGATGGCGTCTGTGGCACGGGCCAACGGTACGGCGGTCGCCCTCTCGCGTCAGGCGAATCCAGTTGCCTCCCGCTCCACTATTCGGGCAACCGAGGTTGCCCGCTGCCTTGGGGTCATCCAGCGCGCCATCCAGGAGACCGGCTGGAACTGCGAGGCGGTCGCGGCGGAGATGGGGATCGACAAGTCGTACCTCTCGCGGCTGCTCTCCGGGGAAAAGACGCTCACGTTCGCGCATCTACTCGATCTCCCGGATGACGCTGAAGCCGCGTACTACACGCTGCGGCTGCGCGAGATGGGCCGGATCGTCGTGGAGCCAGTCGAGCCGGAAGCGGCCATCGAATGTCTGGTGCGCGGGCTGGTCGGTGTGTTGACGGAGCGCAAGCGTATGGCGAAGGCCGCGTTATGACGACGGCCTCCCTCTTTGACGTGCGCCCGCCGATGGACGGCGAGACGTTCGATCCGCAGCAGGACGGGCCGCGGCTCCATCGCCAACTCGCACGGGTGAAAGCGCGGATGAGCGACGGGTGCTGGCACTCACTGAAGGATCTGGCCTACGACACCGGGGCGAGCGAAGCCAGCGTGTCGGCGCGCATCCGCGATCTCCGGAAGCAGAAGTTTGGCGGCTACACCGTGGAACGGCAACGGCTCAAGGATGGTTCGGGACTCTGGTTTTACAAATTGGTGATCCCATGAAAGAACCCCGACACAACGCGACGCTCGACTCCGGAAGGAATACGGGCTGTTGCAGGCCAGTTTGATGCTGAACCGCGAATTGATCAAGGCGTTGATTGCGAGCGACACATTGACGGCCGACGAGGAACACCGGTACGTGCATGAGTTCGTTCGCATCGGCGCGGTGAGGGCGCGATGACGGACTGGCTGCTGAATCCCTATCACGTCCTCAATTGAAGGATGAAGAAAAAGATTTGGGTGTGCCCGTCAGCCACAGTGTTCTGAACCGAGAACCAGCCTCCTGAACTTGGAGCGACAGCGATGAATGAGACGACAGCCACGAAGTTCACGCCGGGGCCGTGGAGCGTCTACGGCCAGTTGGGTGTGCCGAGTTCAATCAAGCAGCCCGGTATCGATAGCGAGGCTGGCGAGCGGTTCACGATTGTGACGTGGGGAGATGAGGATCAGGAAGACGTCGGGGTGCAGGGGCGGACACCAGAGGAGAAGTGGGCCAACGCACGCCTGATCGCGGCAGCGCCAGAGTTGTATGAAGCGCTGGAAAGCGTGATTCGGAATCACTGCGGCAATTCAGATCGCATCTTCTGCGGCACGTGTTCCAGAGCGCGCAAACTCCTACAGCAGATCGACGGCGAGACGGCGGAGCGTGCGCGATGACGTGGCCGGAGTTCATCGGCGGTGCCTGTGTCGGCCTGATCCTGTTCTGGGCGCTTCGGGCCTTCATTCGAGGGGCACGCCATCAGCGAGAAGAAGGAGCCTATGCCGCCATGCAGAACGCGGTACGGACGCCCCCGATCACGAAGCACGTCCACCGGTATCCGCCGATGACGGAGAAGGCCGCGAAGGGGTTTGCCAAAGATCCGACGGTGATGCGCGATCAGGTGAGTCCAGAAGAACGACGAAAACGACTTGGTGTTGCCCGTCAGCCATAGCGCACGGCACCGGCAACCAGCATTCTGAACTTGAGACGCTCACCAATGGACGACACGACAGCCACGAAAAGCGCGTTCCAGCAGTTGCGCGAAGCTCTGCTCGCGGTGGAGTGGGTGCGGTTCCCGCAGGAGTTGGAACCGGGCGTGTGGGTGCATCCCTCGCGCTGCATGGCCTGCAAGAAGTTTCGCGGCAGCGGGCACGCGGAAGACTGTGTGGTGTGGAACGCGCTCAAGGCGAGCGCAGCGCAATAGAAACTGGCTCGGTGGCTGAAACACCGAGCCCACAACCCAGAGGAATGAGACATGGCCATTCTACTGCAACACAGGAGCAGCCCCGTGAAGTTTCTCACCCCGCCGGAGCTGCTGACGCTGGACCTGATGGCGTCGATTGAGCGTGCGCGACAGGCCGCCGTCGCCCAACGGCTGGCAGAAGGGTGCTGCGCGGAGTGCGGCGCGCCGCTGACGCCGGATGAGCCCTGCAACGACCCGCTGTGCCCCTCGAAAGCGGGGCAGTTCGAGCAGGGTTCGGACGCAAGGCGCTGACCAATGCCCCCCGGCAAGCCCTTACAGTTCGCGCCCGATCAGGTGGCGAAGATTCGCGCCTTGAAAGATCAGGGGGTGCCGCTCAAGGCGTTGGCCGAGCGCTTCGGGGTGTCGGTGTTCAGCATCCTCAAGATCGCTGGTCCGAAGACCCGAGAGGCGGCGACGCGATGAGTTTCGCCTGGGCCAGTGGTGACGGCGAGTCGTTTCCTGAGCACCGCGAGTTGTTCCCGTCGCAGGCGACTGACCGGGACCGCGACGCGGGAGGCCGCCACGTGTATCGCTGCCTGGACTGCACGTGGACGGGGGGCGCGGTGGCGGCGCTCGAGCATCACGTGAATACGTGCCATCACCGGATCCAGATGGTGAACGGCCCCGTACAACTTTTCCGCTGCTGTCAGACGGTGGCGCAGCCTAAGGAGCGGAGCGCATGAGGATTATCAAAGGGACAGACGCGATTCCGGTGGAGCATCCCGTGTTTCTCATCTTCGGCCAGCCAGGGATCGGCAAGTCGTCGCTCGGCTACTCCGCCAAGGATCCGCTGGCGCTGGACTTCGACCGCGGCGCGCACCGGGCGGCGAACCGCAAGGACACGCTGGTGATCGACGCCTGGAAAGACGTGGCCGAGCTGATGGAGAACCCCGAGCAGATCCACGGCTACGCCAGCATCAGTGTCGATACCGTCGGCCGCTGCCTCGACCTGATGACGGCCGACATTGCGATGCACGACCCGAAGAAGGCGCCTGGCGGGAACCTCTCGCAGCAGGGCTGGGGCGTGCTCAAGACCCGCTTTCGGACGTGGACCTCGCAACTGCGGCTGCTCGGCAAAGACGTCCTGCTCATCGCCCACGACAAGGAAGACAAGGACGGCGACACGCGGATCGTGCGGCCGGATATCGTCGGCGGCTCCTACGGGGAAGTGATGAAGGTGGCCGACTTCGTGGGCTACCTCTACATGAACGGCAAAGACCGCGTGCTCGATTTCAACCCCACCGACCGCTGGATCGGGAAGAACCCCGCCGGCTGGGCGCCGTTCAAGCTGCCGCCTGTCTCAAAGGCGCAGACGTTCATGGCGGAGCTGTTCGACAAGGGCCGCGCGGCGCTCGGGGCGATCAGCGAGGAAAGCGCCAAGGTGACGACGCAGGTGGACGACTGGCGCGCGGCGATCGACACCTACACGTCCACGGATGAAGTCAACCGGGCGATCGGGGAGATTGCCACGCTGCCGGCGATCGCGCAGCCGCAGGTGAAGAAGCTGCTAATGGACCGGGCGAAGGCCCTGCAGTTCGTCTGGAATCCGCAGGCGAAGGCGTTCGAGGAAGCCAAGGCGATGGCCGCGGCGCAGGCGTAGGCGATGCGCATCTCCGCGACCACGCTCGAATCGTTCCGGCTGTTCAACGAGCCCGACCAGGAGTGGATGACGGAAGACGATCTCCGCGATTCCATCCTGGGCAGGTTCGTGCCGAACCACAAGGTGAACCTCGGCACGGCGTTCGGGAAGGTGCTCGAAGACCCGGACCACTACATGGTGCCTGGCGGGTTCAGGCTGACCGCGAACGGCGAGTGCTTCGAGTTTGGCCGCGACGTCATGGACCCGTGCCTCGCGCTGGTGGATCGGCTCGGCGTGTTCGAGGCGAAGGCGATCCGGCGCTACGGGGACTGCGACGTCGTGTCCAAAGCCGATCATCTCCGCGGGGCCAAACTCTCCGAGTTCAAGACGACACTCTCGACCTTCGACTTCGAGAAGTACGCCCGCAGCTACCAATGGCGGTTCATGGCGGATGCCTTCGCGCCGTCGGTGGTGACGTATCACGTCTTCTGCCTCTACGAAGCGCCGAACGGGGTGATCGAGCTGCGGTCGATCGAGTCGTTCAATCTCTACCTCTACGCTGGGTTGCATCTGGACTGCGCGGAGCTGGTGCGGGAGTTTGCCAGCTACGTGACGGCGAAGGGGCTGGACGGGTACCTCAGGCAGCGGCAGGCGGAGGCGGCGTAGATGGCTGATGTCCCGTTCTACGGTCGCGTGTTGGAGGGTGGACTACTGGTGCTCGACCGGCCCAAGGACTACGCGCGGCACGTCCGGGCGCACAAGGGCCAACACGTTGAGTTGACGCTACGGAAGCGCCGGCAGAAGCGCAGCTCGCAGGCGAACCGCTTCTATTGGGGCTACGTGCTGGCGGAGATCGCGGAGGCGTGCGGGTACACCAAGGACGAAGCGCACGAGGCGCTGAAGCACCACTTCCTCAAGGAAGACGGCGACGGCCCGCTGGTGAAGGTGCGGAGCACGGCGGACCTGGGCGTCGAGGAGTTCTCGGCCTACGTCGAGCGCGTCATGGCGTTCGGGGCGACGACGTTCGGGATCGTGTGGATGGAGCGCGACCAGTGGGAGGCGGCATGACCTACGACGACTTCCTCGCCAGCCTTCGGCAGACCCCGCGTGATTGGACGGTGGATGAGTACGGGTATCTGCGCCGGCCGCACGGGGATGGG